TGGTGATGGTGTCTGACGTTGAAAGAGCAGTGGTGACGTTGCACCAATAGATTGCGACGGTAGCGCGATCAGCGGTAGAACCACCTTGCGTTTTATTTCCAGCAGCGAGACTGTAAGTGTTACCTTGCGAATCGGTTACAGACGAAATGTACGGCGACCCACTTACGCGGTTGTCATGTGCCGAACAGAGAACAACTGTGTCGTTGACAGCAAACGAAACAGTTGGCGTTACAGAAAATGTTGTCCCAGACGTGGTTGAGTTGCCTGTACCCGCCTGGGTGATACTTAGAGCCACATCAGGCTCCTATGTTCAATCTAGGCTAAGGGTTAGAGCGGTGATCTGGAACGTGTCTCCAGCAGTCACAGAAGCCGACGAGGACAGCGAGCCAGCCCAGAGGCAGTTGCCCGAAGTGGAGGCGTCCCACAGCGAGAAGTGGCTGTAAGTTTCAGTGGCAGCGACGTTCGTCCATTCAAGCGTTGCGGATGCAGCCAAAGAACCTGAGGATGCCGCGCTCCACGAGACAGCCTTGCGCGTCGTTTCGGTGGCGGCGTTGTTCGTCCCATCTTCACCAGGGTCACCCGTGTGAAGTTTGCAGTACACCGTTGTCACCGCGAAAGACTGATTGCGGAGGGTGTCCAACAGTTTGTTTTCTGCGTAATTAGAAATCGACATTGGTTACCTCGCGTGTGATCGTAGCATGAGTAAGGGGCTGGGCGAGGGGATACGCCCAGCCCCCACTCACTTGTCTGAACTAGTTAGTTCAGGAGCCGAGGCTCGAAGCCGACTCGACACGACGCAGCGAAGCCTCACGGAATCGTGCGTAGCCACCGAGCCAGTACCAGCCGACAGGCTGGAAGCGCTGCAGCACGTCGACCACGGGACCGCGGACGACACGCGGGAACGCGCCATTGCCATCGACGATGCTGTGCGCCTTGGCGAGAGCCTGACGACCAGCAATGTGCGTGCAGTACGCATCCACCGTTCCCGTCGAGCCCGAACCGTTCGAGGCGTTCTCGAAAATCTTGGCACGCGGGGTCTCGATGAAACGGACACCTTCGAAGGCGCCGACTTCACCGTTGTAGATGTTGGCGGGGTCGCTGTAGACGTGCGGGTCGCGCCACGAGGCGACACCCGTCTCCTTGCGGAGGTCGTACGACACGTCGGGGTGGATGTAACCCATGTACATGCCGTTGAACGAAACAGCGTTCGCCTTGCGGAGAGCGGCAACAACCTTGCGGATGTCGTTCGCCTCGATGATGTCGGTCGCCGTGATGGTCGTGCGCGACGACGGGGTGCTGCTTCCGCCGCCACCGTAGATCACGTTCGTGCCAGCCGACAGCACGTCGCGGATAACTCCGTCGATCGAGATGCCTGCGTTGTATCCGACGAGGTTGGCGGCAGCCGAGTCGACGTCGAGGAACGAGGTTCCACGCAACTTGGCGGTCGTGTTGACAGCGTTGCCGTACTCGTTGAGAGTGACTTCAACCTGGCTGTCACCCATCACCACGGGGGTGACATCGGTGTCTTCCGTGAGCGTCGAGGTCTTCTCCGAGAGATCGTTGAAGATCGTGAACTTCACGCTGGAACCAGGCATCGCCTGGGCGACGGGCATAACGTCTGCAACCGCGTCGAACAAGAGTTCGCTGCGGAGTGCGAAGTACGCAATCCTGTCAAATGCAACCTGGTCTGTGAGCAGGTCGCTCGTCTGTGTCTTGGTCATTTCCTGTCCTTCCCCGACAGGTCTGACCTGATCGGGCTAGAGGTTTTGTGCTTCCTGTCTTGCCTGAGCCAAAATCTGCATGACCTCTTGCTCGTTCCGAGCCTGGTTCAACTTGGTGTTCCAGTCAGCAACTGGTTCGCTCGTCTCACCCGCTCGCTGTGCCCGCGTAATGCGGTTCCATGCGTCGACTTCGGACTTCGCTTTCGCGTCTTCCGCCGCCTTCTGAATGAGTTGTGCTTCCTCAGCCGCCGCCCGAATCGCTTCGGGAGTGAACTCACCGTCGTAACCCTTGACGAAATACTTCGCCATCGGAGTATCCATCGGGACTCCTGCCTTCATAAAGGCGTATTCCCGTTTGATGCCTTCCGCTTCCTGAAGCGCGGTTTCCTTAGCCTTCAACTCTTTTTCGAGTTGACGCATCCGAGCCCGCACTGGGTCTTTCGGTGCCTCGTCGCCAGTTTCGTCTTCGAACTCGTGGACGTTTGACATTGGCTCACTCCTTTACCCACGCCAGGTTGGAGGTTCCTGACGGCTGTATTGCACCCTTGTTACACATCAGAGGCGGGGACTCTCTGACGGTTATCCCATGTGGGATACCTGCATGTTAGGCACACCTGACCGTGGAAGTCAAGGATGCTCAATTACTGGGCTGTGCCCGCACCAGTCTCAACAGTTCCTGACGTAATACCTGATGTGCGAGCAAACTGTCCGCCAGTGGTGAACCCTGCGACACGCTCACGTTGACGGCGTTGCAGTTCCTGTTCAGCCTGAACGTCAGTGCCGAACGCGGCTCCGATCTTTTGCTGTTCGGTGAGCGCCTGTTCGGTGCCCATCTCCTGGTAGAGACCTGCGAGGCGACCCATCTGCGCGAAACGCTGCTGGGCTTCCTCAGGGGTGATGCCGCGGGAGGCAAGTTCTTCGGCGGTGACTGCACCGATCTGAAGCCCTGCCTGCTCACGGGCGCGTGCAGCGATCTGTGCGGCTCGTGCACGCTTCTCCAACAGCGGCTGGCTGCGCTCAGGGTCAATGAAGTATTGGGCGAGACCCGTCTCGTCGACGCCGTACAGTTCCTTCATCTGGCGCTTCACCTCGGGGTCAGCGTCTGCGACTTTGCGAAATCCCTGGGCGATACGGGACTGGAGTTCGCTCGGGGAGATGTCGTTCTCAATGAACTTCTCGAAGTCAGTGGTTTGGTCGTAGAACCCTGGGTCGAAGCCGTTGGACCGCATGAGATCGCGGTACTGGTTTTCGAGGGCAAGGTATGAGGCGGGGTCGAGTTCGGGCAGGTTCTTGGCTGCGCGGCGGGCGTTGGCAGCGAAACGTGCCTGGTACTCGGTGGTGTCGCGGACGGAGAAGATCAGGGCATCGGGGTTGGAGATGTTGACTTCCTCACGGGCGTACTTGTCGTAGAGAACGTCTGACAGTTTGTCGAGTCCGAACGTGGCGAGTACGGCGCGGATGGTGTTGCGGGCGTCCTGGCGTGGGGTGAAGGTGGGAGCCTGGAACGTGCGACTGTCGTCTGGACCCAGGTCGACTTCGGTGGTGGTGCCATCGGAGTAGACGGTTTGACGGATGCGACGTCCATCTCGCACAAACTCGGTTGCGCTGGTGCGGGTGCGGGTTACTGGCGGCTGTGCAGGCTGGGCGGGGGCGGGCATGCCAGTGGCTGGGTCGATGAGACCCTGTTGCCCTGCAATGTCGTAAAAATTCCCATCGACTGATTCGAACTGGACGTTGCTCATTGGACCTTCCCAAACGCTCGTGCGATTGTGAGAGCGATGTCTGTCGCGTCGTTGTTCGCCTGCTTAGTGAACTGGTAGCCGTACTGCGGGTCGGTGCGCAGTTGCTGACGCCACTCGCTCAGCGACAGTTGACGCACCTCGCCATTATTCGGGTCACGGTATGCGAGAGCCTGACGGAATTTCGGGTCAGTGATCTGGACAGCATTGGGGTCCAACTCCAACACGTTCGCGGCTTCCTGCTGGTAGTTCCTGAACATGTTACGCAACGTAAGCCCAGCATCCAACTGGCTCTTCAGATGCGGCATCTCGCCAACGAGCGACATCTTCGCCCGCTCTTTGAGTTGCTGCTCAGTGAGCACCGTGTTGGTGGACGTCTCTGGCTTGCCCGTGAGGATTGACTGCACTTCGTCCTCGGAGATGCGGTAGCCGTAGTCGGCAGCAAGATTGCGGAGGCGGTCCGCTTCTGCGGTTTGCTGGATGTCGGCTTCTTCCCTGTCCAGGGTGCTTGCCTGGGAGAACACGAAGTTCTTCAGGCGGTTGTCCTTCAGCCCAAGACGTGCGGCTTTCTGGGCGACAGTCTGGAGAACGGCATCATCGGCGAAGAGATCGCCGTAAGTGTCGCGGATGGTTTGGGCGTACTGCTCGGTCGTTGTCTGCTTGGCGCCAGTTGTGGCTTCGTTCCAAGCACGGATGTTCGGCTCGACAGTGTTGTAGTAGTTGGTGGCGCGGTATTCCTTCTGGAAACGGTCAGCGGTGTAGTTCTCCTGGACTGCCTTGATGAGCAGGTCGCGGACTTCTGGTCCGTAACCGCCAGCGTCTTCTTCAAAGAAAAAGGCGAACTGCGGGAATAGCGCCTTTACTGAGGCAATTAGTTCTTCCATTACTCACCCCCGAAGATTGAGTCAGCGAACTTGGCGAACTTGTACGCTTGTGCTTCGGGTCCAGCCTGCTTCGCGATGCGCTTCTGCGCGAACGTCTGGGCGTCGGGGAGGTCGGTGCGCATACCGTTGGAGGTGAAGCCCGTCGTTTGCTGCTTGACCTGCATCTGCTGGTAGGTGCGAACGAGTTGGTCGGCGGCAA